CTCAAGCGGGCTGACGCTTGTCACAGATGAGGACGGGGACAGAACGTATGAAACGACTTGGGCGACGACAGACTACGACTTGACATCATTCAACGCGACGCTGGATGGCTGGCCTTACCAGATGATAGAAACCACACCTGAGGGAGATTACTCGTTTCCTGGCACAAAAAAGGGCGTGAAAGTCACCGCCTCATTCGGCTGGGCGTCGGTTCCGAAAACTGTTGTGCTGGCTTGTATCCTGCAAAGCAATCGCGAATATAAACGCTTCAACACCGCGCTTGGACAGGCCGGGGCGTCCAGCGTTGGCACGATTACGCTAACCATCCCGGCGCTCGACCCGGATGTTGAAAAGCTCCTCTGTCCTTATGTGAGGATTACGTGACGCAGGACTATACCACAGCGGTAACGGAAGTTGCTGAGGTCGTGGCGGCGGTGGCGGGCATCGGAGCCGCGCCCGCGACGCCGCAGGAAAATATCAACGAACGGATTTTTGCACTGACGTATCTTATGACCTCAATGACCGAGATCAGCGAGACCGGGACGATGCAACACCTTGCGACAATTGCCGTTGACATCCTGACGCCGCATACCGACCTTGCGCAGAACATCGCCGCACTCCTGCCGATTGTAGACCTGGTTGACACGGCGCTCCTAACCGAAATCACGACCACCAGCCGCTTCTTTGACGGCTCGATTGACACTTTTGGGATTTTGCGATGGGAATTTCTGCCCGTATATATCTACTCTAGCGTGGATTGCGTCGGCTACCGAGCCATGCTTGAGAATGTGAAACAGAAGATAAACCTATGACGCAATTATCCATCCAGATCAACAACGCGGATATTGTGCGCCGAGGCTTGCAGGATTTGTCGGCGGAGATCCCGAAAATCGGGCGCTTGCAAATCTATCAGACATCACAGGCGATTGTCCGCCGGATGAAGATTTACCCGCCTGAGCGACCGGGGCAGAGATATATCCGCACAGGCAGGCTCGGCGGTGGTTGGATGATTATACCGAACACAAACGGCTATACCACGCGCAACGATACACCATATACAAAATATGTCGTGGGTAACGCCTATGGCTTGGAACAAGCCTGGATGCACGAAGGGCGCTGGAACCTTCTGCGCGACGTGCAGGAGGAGGAAGTCGCGAAACTTCCGAAGGCAATCGAAGAGGAGATCACGATGGTGACGCGCCGCGTAGGATTGTAAGGAGACAAACATGGCAATTAAATTGCATTACATTGGCCGGGGTGACGCGCTCATACACATACCCGCCCGCGACCTGATGGACGAAGATTTCGCCGAGCGTGCGGAACTCTGGAAGGAACTTGGAATAGATGAGGCCGGGATGCTTGCAAGCGGCCTGTATGAGAAACCAAAAATAGAACAGCCGAAGAAAATCAAAACGGCTAAGGAAGGTGAATAATGGCTGGTCGTAGAAGTTTGAGAAAGCTCCAGTTTTACAGGGAGGCAACAGCCGGGACAACCTCATCCGCGACATTTATTTTTCGCGGCATCGGGACGATCCTGGACAATATCCAGGTGCAACGTGTCAGTGAGGACATCGGGATTATCAGCGGCACGACCCGCACGAATGTACCCATGAAGGGTGGGACGCTGGCAATTAGCCAAACCCCCGCGACATTTGAGGGTCTCCTGCACATCCTTGAAATGAGTGTAAAAACCGTTGCCGGTTCCCAGGACGGCGCAGGGACTGACTACATCTATACCTATGCGTTCCCCACTACCGCAGGCAACGCGATCAAAACTTATTCCATCGAGGGCGGGGATGATAACGAAGTTGAGCGCATGGCGTATTGTTTCGTCAAGGACTGGACGCTATCCGGCAACGGGCGCACCGCATACCAGTTGCAGGCGAATATCCAGGGGCGCGCCCCGGCCCTGGGCGCCTTCTCAGCCGGTCTATCCCTGCTGGCTGTCAACAACATGAATTTCGGATTGACGAAAATCTATCAAGATGCGATTGGCGGCACGGTTGGAACGACGATCAAGTCCAATACGGTGCGGGGCGTCAATTTCAAGTTTGCATCAGGAATTGAGGCGAAGGATACCGCAGACGGGCGGCTCGACTTCTCTTTTGCACAGGGAACGGATTATGTAGTTACCTGTGATTTGGAATTCGAGCATGACGCAATCGCCGCCGCGCAGAAAGTTTTATGGCGCGCACAAACGCCTGTCCTACTGCAAGTCAAAGTCGAAGGTTTGACGGCATTCGCCACTCCCGGCACGACATACAGCGTCCCGACGATGAAGATCAATCTCCCCGGCTATTGGGAGAGCTTCTCGAAGATCGGGGAGGCCAACGGTAACGATATTGTGACAGGTAAGTTTGTGTCTGCGTACGATACCACAGCCGCCGCCGCTGGGTCGATCATCGTTGTAGTTGAATTGGCAACAGTTCCATAACGCGCTAATGCGCGAGAAAGTAGTTTGTAATGTCTGAGGATATACACATTAAGTTTTTGTTCGACGCGAAAACAGTAGGGAAGCGCCTGAAGTGGAAAGACATAAAAAAGGTGCAAAAATTCAGGCGCTTGAAAGCACAAGGCAACGATATTAACGACGAGTTTCTGGAACAAATCCAGATTCTATCCTGTCGCTTCATGGCTGACGAAAATAATCAGTACCTTCCGCAAGACGAAGCGTATGCAATATTTGATGAATTGAGCCGGGATGAAGCGGCGGATGCTATCAACAAATTTAGCGAAGCACTTGTGGAATCTACCATCCCAAACGCGAAAGGGGGTCAATTGAACTCTACTTCAGAAGTCGATTCCCTGACCCCGCAGACCTCCCCGGATGGTTCGACGTTGTAGTGTTGGCGTTCGCTTTGCATCAATTACCCTGGAAAATCACAGGCGAAAAACCGTCGCGCTGGCGGCGGTATGTATGGCAATTAAGGCTCACTTTATATATCAATGAATTGAATGCAAGGCAACAGCGCGAGATAGATGCAATGAGGAATCAATAAACGCCACGCTCGGCAATCATATGGCAACCTCTGCAAAGAGAAATTAGGTTTTTGAGAACGTTGGCCTCTTTATATCTTTCGATACCGAAATTTCTAAAAGGAACTTTGTGATGGACATCCAAGTGACGACCATATTCTCTTTCAGTAATGCCACAGTTCTGGCATGTGTACTTGTCGCGCTTGCGTGCGGAGCGTTTTTGCTGAAACCAGTTTCGACCATAGTTATGATCGTATTCTCCTCCGCGCCAATTCGGGTGCTTAACAGGGTCTTGTCGAATGTGGTTGTACCAGCATTTAGTAGAACAATAGCGGCTTGCCTTTTGTTTTCCTGGAACATAGTAAATCGTTTTGCATTGTTCGCAAATCTTTTCCAAAAGTGGCTTGTGAGGGCGGGTGCGTCCCTTGTTGGCTTTTCCTACGCGGCTAATAATTTCTCTAAGCCTATCTGTAAGGTGAATGGATGAATAATTTTTCTTCTTGCACTCTCTGGAACAAGTGGATGTTTCATATGATGGCCTTACCCGAAAAGGCTTTTTACATACAACGCACACTCTTGTTTCTATTTGGGAATTACGTCAGCAGGCGCGCGAACAAAAGCGAATTATCCTATCGCTGCGCCCTTGAAAATGCTTTCCACATTGTTCGCAGTGAATTTCGATTAGTGACATGGTACTCCAAACAAAATACCTCTCGCATCGCGGGCTAGCGCGACACGAAAGGTATATGGATTTTAACATGGAAACGCCTGCTAGCCCAGACGAATTGATTTACAAGGATTATATCACATGGCTGCCGAAGTAGAGATAGTGATAACGGGGAAGGACGAATTTTCGGGAGTTATGGGGGGAATAGTTGGATCATTCGGCGACTTCGGAAATATCGTCACTGGTATCAAATCGGCTCTTGACTTGGCTGCCGGTGCAATTGATGCTGTGCTTACGCCGGTTATTGCGTTTGGACAGGAAGCCATCCTTACCGCCGCACGCGTAGATGAACTTAGAGTAGTCAATCAGGTTTTAGGAGAAACTGCTGGAATTCCGGCGTTATATCTTGAAAAGATAGCGACATCAATTCGCAGTATGGGTATCGAAGCGGGAATTGCCGAAACAACAATCGCGGCGTTTATTGGTGCAGAACTCGATTTAGCGTATGCTACTGACATTGCTCGTATTGCTCAGGATGCAGCAGTTATTGCAGGACAAAATTCAAGTCAGACTCTAAAAGATATTGTATATGGTATTGAAACTCTCAACCCGCTTGTATTGCGCCATGCCGGGATTGTCGTTGATCTACAATTGGCATACAAAGAATGGGCGGATGAAAACGATAGAACAACAGAAAGCCTGACCACTGCCGAAAAGCAGCAGATAGCATTGAATGAGGTATTGGAAGCAGGCGTAGGGATTGCAGGCGCGTATGCCGCTGCAATGGAAGAGCCTGGAAAAGTATTGCGCTCATTTCCCCGATACTTCGATGACATCATGGTCGCTATTGGTGAACCATTTCAGGAGGCGTTTGGAACTGTCATTTTTGCTATTGCCGATCTTGCTAAATGGTTTGGTAAGGCTGTCTCAGAAGGCGGTACTTTGCGTCCAATCCTGGAAGATATTGGGAGAATTGCTGCAATCGCAGGTGAGGGGTTTGCAGAATTAGTTGATATTTTTATGAAACTGGTAAGCGGCGATATAGTCAAATTATATGATCTTGGTGCTGCGATGCAATCGTGGAAAGATGTAAATCCAATCTTCTATGATCTTGGAACAGCATTGAGAATTATTCAGCAGGCTCTTGATAATGGTGATACGCTCTGGGGCGCATTGATTACAGCGGCAGACAGGTTAGGTGGTTCTGGCAGTCCATTAGCTGGAGTTCTTGAGTATATTTTAGATTTAAAAGATGCTTTTGGTGAGGGTGATGTTATAGGTGTAATTGGCTTTGTTCTCGCAAGTATACCAATAGAAGATATTGCTACTTGGGTTGTTGATTTGACGGACGAGATTGACGTTAAGCTGGCGGAGGCGATAAAACTTCACGATTGGACGGCATCTGGTGATGCGTTCGGAGATGCGCTACTTGCAGCATTTGGAGCAGGTATAGAGAGCAATGAATCGGAAGCCGTTCCTGCTATTGGTCAGGCAATCAGCGACTGGTTCTTTGGTGCTATGGGATTGGCAGATTTCTTTCCTAGTTGGAAGGTTTTCTGGCAAAGAATGTTAGATCAAGTTACAAGCCAGGAAAATTGGACTGCAATCGGTATTGGCTTTGCCGATATGTGGAGCTATCTTGTATTAAGTATTCCAAATATGATTGCTAATGCTGACTGGGCAGCAATCGGTATCGGCTTTGCAGACATGTGGAGTTATGTCGTTCTTGCTTCATTAGACACTCTTGGAGAAATCGCGACAGGTTTCATGGATATGCTCACCTTTCTCTTTGTAGAAATAGTGGATTTTATTGTTGGCACTGATGATTGGCGACAAATAGGAGAAGCTATCTCTCAAGGTTGGCAAAAGGCTGTGGATTTCGATTGGTCTTGGGATGCTGACAAATGGGTACATGAGAAAATCATCGACCCTATAAAGAAATGGCTAGGCATTTCCAGTCCATCAACCGTCTTTATGGAAATTGGCGTCAACATCGTTGCGGGATTGGTGGCTGGTCTTACCGCTGCAACGGCCTGGTTGATAAATACAATTCAAAACATCGTTGCATTATTACTAGCCCCCTTCGAGCCGATATTGAACCTGCTTGGTATCGACATCAGCAGCTTGACCAATCCCACACCCATCCCGATTGGTGGTGGGACAGGCAGCGGGACTGGCAGCGGGACTGGCAGCGGAACGGGAACGGTCGTCAATCAATACTTCGCGGGCGCGACGATCAACGTCGGCTCGTGGGGAGAAATTGCTTATGACTGCATTTATCCCAACCCGTTCATCGCAGCGACCAGCGGGCAATTAGGCGGCGGCGTATGAATCTGCTTCTATTGACGTGGAACGGGATTAGCATCAACAACGGCTCGCCGTTCTATTCCGATTTCCCACCCGGCTCAAAGGTCAATATACACGGCAACGTCGTTACCGTTCCGCGCGCAGATAACTATCCCTATGTATCGGGTATCGTAGCAGATCCGCAGTCTCTTATAATCCGGGTGATGATTGCAGCGGGACAGGATATTGACACCAATCGGGAACTACTCAAGCAGTATTTCAATTT